ATTAGTTTCTCTGCGACCGCCTCATAATCAGCCCGATTGCCTTCAACTAAGCACTTTAGCTCATGTAGATGCTCGAGCCCTTTATTAAAGGCAGCATCGGCCTCTTCTAAGCGACCCGCAGCTATCATCGATGACATATACTGGAAGTCGAAAGCGGCATGTTCAGTTAACTTAAGAATACACGCCTTCTGCTCTGATTTTGGTAAATCATCAAAGCCTTCAACAAACTCGTCTGTGAACATTTTCATCTCTCTTTCCTCTCCCTCAAGTGCTGTAGTCAATAGCATATGCTCTAGACAACGCTTTTTCCTCGGAGGCATAGGATTCATCAGGTTCATCTGGTTCGTAATACTCTTCCTCATCCAATCCTTCCACAGTTCTCCCACATTCAACACAAGGCTCAGTGGTTGATATCTCGTTACAGCCGTTCCATCCCCTGTATTTCTCGTCCATGTGTTGTTTGTGGCAATAATCTGAACAGAAGACTAAGTGGTCTACAACGTCACCGCTATCGTCTTCGATAAAATGCAAGTGGGCCATCTTCCTTTTCCTCTCTTATGGTCTGGGATAATCTTAGACTTGTTCTAGAGGGGCCGTCAATGCCCAAAAACTCTCCCAGTCATAGGGCTCGGCAAAGTCTCCGAGTGGCTGGACCTGATCCATTCCAACCATCCTTAATTCCACGGCAGCTTGGGGGGAGAAAACTCTAATATGGAGGCTTCGATCACGGACTACAATAAAGGTCGGGGCGTGTGAGTGCCGAGAGTGCCAACTCACCTGATGCGCTGAAAGGTTAACCTTCTTGCCTGACTTGATGACCTTCAGCTCCATGAAGGAAAAGCTTCCATCTTCCGCGCAGCAGACTATATCCGGCAATCCCGGGGTTGCATAGGACTCAATTCGACTTATCGTCAGAGACCTTTTTGTCTTCTTGAGGCTCGTCTTCAAGATCTGCCAGAACCCCGCCTCCATATTTTTCATCGCTGGAAGTTTCTGCCTCTGGCGTGATGTCGATAATTGGTCCAAGGCCTTCTGAAAGCTGTCTGAGGGCATCTTCAACCTCCTGTCTATTCATAGAATCAATTGACCCCGTACGGATTTCCGACTTGCTGGTATACAACCCAGCTAATTTACCACGCGCGATTTCGGCCTGTACAGAAGCCGAAAACGCCTTCGCCTCTATAGCCGCATCTCGAATGACCTGCAACGAGCGCTCGCTGCGTTTGTAATCAACTGCATATTTGGCATCAAGCTCGGTTCGATACTGAGCTATTGCTCTACAGACATGCGGCGATATCTCCGGATTTGTGAGTTCATACGCCCTAGAATGGGCTGAATTGGATGGGTAACCGGCCTTAATCGCTGATTCCCTTTTTGTCTGCAAACCGTCGTTTGAAACCAGCTCGTACACGAATTTCTGTTGTTTTCGTGTTAGCTGCTTGTCTACTAGAGCCGTTCCCTTTTTTGGCCTCGCCATCACTTTTTCCTTCCAAAACAACGCTGTCCCACCACCGTACCACCAAATTGGGCTTGTGATTTGCTTGTTATAGTTAGTTTCAGTTAGATTACTAGGTTTTAAGAGACATTTTAACTAAAAATAGCTGTTTCTACCACGTTTAGCAACATTTGGTGCTACGGGTTATGGTACACCTCCAACCGGAATTCCTTTTATACTATATAGGGTTATAGCAGCGTACCATATGTACCGCCTGTACCGTCTCTGGACTCACCAGTTGTAAAAAAACATATTCATAGAAATACCTCTATATGGTACGGTTTGTGGTACGCCTTAAAGAGGCCGTGGTCCATGGTCCGTGGCTAGTTAGACTCGGCTATCAGTTCTTGAACAGCAGGGTCTTTTTCGACGTTCTTTTCAAACCGCTCCTTAACTTGTCGTTCGACGCTGGATAACTCTTGAGCCATCCATTTCAGATGGCTACCACCTTCCTCAAAGTCTGCTTTTTTGAGAGGGTGTATGGACCGTTTGGTGACGGTGAATAACCCGATGGGAACGTATGGTTTCCTCGTATCCCAGGAGAGGCCTCCAAAGTCGTTTACCTGAAGGGTCTCAGCGTCCCCGTAGAAAACGGTTATGGGCACCCGGCCTTTCGGCCAATGTGACCCTTCCTGTCTCCGGACTTCCTTAATCGCGGTGATCGGGTCGGTAGCCTTGGCCCAGTGACCGGGGCTGCTGGCTGTCATCGCTAGAAACGTGTTGCCGTTGGGCAGCACATGGTCGTGGTCTTTGCTTGTAGCCATAGTTTGTTCCTCTCTTATAAAGGACCACGGCCTTTTAAAGACGTACCTTGGATTGCACAATGTCAAACAGCTAAAACTTTTAACCGTTTACATCCTAGCAAATCCCATACCTAAAAGAAAGAGCTAATTGGTCGTGACTTCCGAAGCGGTCTCCACCCAGACGTGAGCCCCGCAGCTCAGAGGCTTGTCTGGTTGATAGACCACCTTGGAAGGACCATGGACCGTGACGCTATGGGCGTACGTATTTGACTTGTAGGTTTTAACCGTGAGGACGGGCTCATTCTGCCCTGTCTTTCGGTTCTTCTTAATGACGTGTTGGTTTACATGGATGCGTGTGAGCATCAGTTAGGCCAGATGTAGGGGAGGTCATTAGGGACATCAAAGCTGTAGAACTCGGGATCTTTTCTTAGCAGGTTGGATTGGTGGGCCTTGTGGAAGGCCACATCTCCCAGCCACTTTGGGAACTCCACCTTGGTCAATGGGCCGGTAAGCTGGGACAGAGCCATACTGTTCTTGTAGCCCCGTTTGACCCACTCAAAGATCGAACAGTTCATATAGTGGGCGAGGCCGTCCTCATAGCCCCTCCACATATTTGTCGCTGGATGGTTGGTCCAGCCGTCTGTCTCGCCGCGCAGAGCACGTAAGATCTGGAAGGCCTCAACCCGCTGCTTGCCGAGGCGGCGGTAGTCGAGGCACTCCATCGTAAGGTCAAAGCAGGAGTAGGGGAGAAACGTCTGCATCAGGATAATCCATTAACTTCCAAAATAGATGGATTATTCAGCATGAAGTGGAGAGCCATTACCACCTCGTGTCTGCTTTTCTCGGTGAGCACGAGAAAGGGAAAGCAGTTTCTGTCGGCAAAGCTGGGCTCGTCCGAAGTCTGGTAGCTCCCAAACGTCCGGATGTACCTCTCGCCCTCTTCCTCGAAGTCATCAAAAAGATAGCCTTCCGTCACCATAGCCGGGCAGCGGAGTTCACGTGTCTCCTCCGGAGTGCCGAAGGAGCCCGCTCCTATGATATCTCTCCACTCAATGACTATGTGTGGATAGCGGACCCCGAAGAGTTCGATATATTTCATTGTTGGCCCTCCTGTTCTGGAACGTCTGCTGTAGTGGGTACCTCACCTTGCGAGTCGCAGAGGTCGCAGTCAACATGTACCTCTCCAGGAACAGATGTCAGATTTGTGGGATATTTGGTTCCAACCCAGAAACCTCTTGGGCGGTGGGGCGCGGGAAACCTCTTGTCACGGACATAGCCATTTCCGTGACACCGAGGGCATGGCATCATTGCCTTGTATAAGTCAGTCATGCAACCCCCCATTGGTAAGGTGTTGGGTTGTCCGATCCTTCAGGGCCCAGAGGGACACGGGCCCTACATCTCCCCTAACATTTGGTGCATCCACCTTGACGCTCTCCAGAACGTTCTTTTCTTCCATAGAGTGACAGACACTACCGATAAAATTCCTAGCTTCCGAGGGAGTTTGTTTCCAAGGCACATCCACAATTTGTGCCAGCTGCGAAGTGGTCAATGCTCCCTTGTCCTTGAGGGCCGCTTCAACTTGAGGCCAGACATGGCTTCGCTTTGGAGGTTCCAGCACTCGTAGTGGTTCTCTTGTTATGGAGTTGCTACGGTGGTTTGAAAGTACAGTCATGGCCTTAAAGACAGCGGACGGCACGACACTGGTTGAGCCGTCTCCCTCCACGAGAATATAATCGCCTTTTACAGCCCGTAGTGCTTTTGTTACGGGGATCGCGGTCACATTTTTCAAAGACAAATTAATCTTTTGCATTGGTTCTTCCTCTCATTGGTTATTTAATTCTCCACACCCGAACGCCCCTTGGTTTGTTGGACGTTGCAGGGTAATAACGGCAAGTGAACTTCACAGCACAGTATTCGCTATTGTTCGCGTTCCGTTTTTTTGTGTAGTAATACACTAGCGCACTCACACTCTCCCGACTACGCGAATCTATTTCCTCAAAGTAAAAACTGTCTCCAACCTCCATCTGTGCAAGCAGCGCAGGAAAGCCTTGTGTTCCGCCTTTCCCTTTACGGGGAACAGGCACTCCCTTCTCTATTGTAGGAAGTTCAGGGACGGGGTCTTGATTAGCGTCCCTCATTTCTTTTAACTCCGTCGCATATGTCGTCATCGCTTAATCCTCTCTTTCCAGTCTGATGGAATTTGAATAGCGCCCTTTCCGCCGTTGGACTGGGGGAACGCCCAGCTGATGTCCCAGCCCTTGTCTTTGCCAAAGGCCCTAGTGGCTTCCCGTACCCTTGCGGGGCTTGGATAGCTTTGGGAAAAGCGCATGTGAATGTCATCCCAGCTGTGGTGGGATGCTCTCATCGTGAGAATTGTGGTAGCCATGTCTCTGTCCATGGTCGCTCCTTTCTTCCTTTAAGGAGTTATCCCATACGCTGGAGGCTTTGTCAACTCCAATAAAAGAGGCACTCGGATTCACAGGTTGGACAATGGAAGTTGGATACAATGATATTGGCGGCATCCTCGTCACCATAAAGCTCTTCTAGGTCCTCGCCGGAGTGGTCTCCACCTTGGCTCATCTGGTCTCCACATTTGAAGCATCGGCCCCAAACGACAGAGCCCCCCGGCGAGAGAGGATCAACACCGGAGGGCTTTGCGGAGAGAGAAGTACTCTTCTTATCAGTGTCAGTTGAGT